GCGCTCGCGGATGACTGCATTACCGGCCGCGCTGCCACGCTCAGGTGTCGGCGAGCCGAGCTTGAACCCACGCGCCTTTTTGGCAGCCAGTGCCTCGCGTGTACGCTTGCTGATGATGCGACGCTCGAACTCCGCGAAGCTGGCCATCATGGTCAACATCAAGCGGCCGGTCGGGTCGGCAGGGTTGATCTCCGGCAGGTCGACGAAGCGCACCACGATGCCGCTATCAACGATGCTCAGGATCAGTTGCACGTCACGCGCCAGACGGTCGAGCTTGGCGACCACCAGCGACGCGCCAATGCATTTGCATTGCTTAATTGCTGCTGCCAGTTGCGGGCGGTCGCGGTTCGCGCCGGACTCGACCTCGATGTAGCTGGCATCTGGTTCGCCGCCAATGAACTGGCGGACAGCTTGCTGTTGTGCGTCAAGCCCGAGGCCGGAGCGGCCTTGCTTATCGGTGCTGACTCTGAAGTATGCAATGTGGGTGGGCATCTCACTCTCCTGTTTCCCGGTGGAGTGATGCCATCGTAAGTGATATCGCAGAGATATGCAAGTGTGCTATCGTGCATCTGTCGTATCACTGAAGAGAACCATGCCCAACAAGTACAACACCCTGCTGATTCGCCTGCGCCCTGGCACCCGCGAGTTGCTAGACAAGGCGGCAGATGACCAGCGTCGCAGCCGCGCATCGATCATCGACGAGGCCATCAACATCGTGCTGCGCGCTAAGTACAGCAGCACCTCCGAGCGGCTCAACGCAATGCTTGGGGGCAACAGATGAGATACCTATCGGTTTGCTCCGGCATCGAGGCGGCCACGGTGGCATGGCATGAACTCGGTTGGACTCCGGCAGCATTCAGCGAAATCGAGCCCTTCCCTAGCGCGGTTCTCGCGCATCACTATCCCGAGGTTCCTAACCTCGGAGACATGACCAAATACAAGGAGTGGAATCTTGGTGCAGATGGAATTGACTTGCTTGTCGGAGGAACTCCCTGCCAATCCTTCTCTGTCGCCGGACTCCGGCGCGGGATGGATGACCCTCGCGGCAACCTGGCCCTTGTCTATTGCGGACTTCTTGACCACCTTCGACCGCGATGGTTTGTCTGGGAAAACGTCCCCGGTGTTCTGTCAAGCAACGGAGGACGGGACTTTGGTTCCTTCCTCGGGGCGCTGGCTCAACTCGGGTATGGGTTCGCTTACCGAGTGTTGGACGCACGTTTCTTCGGAGTCGCACAGCGCCGCCGTAGAGTGTTCGTTGTCGGACACCTTGCAGACTGGAGACCTGCCGCAGCGGTTCTATTTGAGCGCGAAAGCTTGCGCCGGGATACTGCGCCGAGCCGAGAAGCGCGGGACGTCACTGCCAGAAGCATTGCACATAGCGTTGACGAATGTGGCATCCAGCGCACCGTAGGATCGTTGTGTACTGACACGCACCCCGGCGCATATAGCGGTCAGGATGCCTATACAGGGCGGCTCATTCCTCAGCGAATGGCAGTGCGCCGCCTTACGCCGACCGAGTGCGAACGTCTACAGGGTTTCCCTGACGGGTATACGAACATCAAGGAAAACTGCCCTGATGGGCCGCGCTACAAGGCTCTGGGCAACAGCATGGCCGTGCCGGTCATGCGGTGGATTGGTCAGCGCATACAAATGTTGGAGGGTCTATGAACGGACGCGGTCGACGCGCCAAGGGCGCAACCGGAGAGCGCGAGTTGGCCGGCATCCTGACCGAGCAGCTCGGGGTTGTGGTGAAGCGCAACCTTGGCCAGGCGCGGGACGGTGGCGATGACATGACGGTCGGCAAGTTCCGCATCGAGTGCAAGCGCCATGAGCGGCTGCAGGTCGACGCATGGTGCGAACAGGTCGAGGCTTGCGCCGCTACCGGCGAGGTGCCGGTGGTGATCTATCGACGCAATGGAAAACCGTGGCGAGTGGTGCTGCGGCTTGATGACTTCCTGCCAATGATGAGAGGTGAACTGTGACTGCGGGGCTGCAATACATTGTCGACGTGCTGATGGGCAACCCTATCAACGTCAGTTTCAAGAACACAACCGGCGTCAGCTACGTCTGCGCCGACGATGAGGTCGACGAGCGCACTGCGCGGGTAACCAAAAAGGGCATCGTGCTCAACGCACTGCGCGCCATTGGCTCCGGCACTGTGGCCGAGGTCTGCGTGCAGCTCGAGCGCACCGGAAATCCTATGGACATCAGCCTGGTGTACGCCCAGCTGTCGTATCTGAAAAAAGCTGGCGCCGTCACGTCGAAGATCATCGTCGCCGGCAACAAGAAGATCGGATTGTGGAGAGTGCTCGGTGGCGAATAAGGAAGCGCAGCGCATCAGACAGATTGAAGAACAGCTCACCGGCACCCGCTGGTGCAGCCAATGCTACTCGACCCAGAAGGTGGAGGGAGGCAAATGGAAGACTTACAACGCCGGCAAAAACAGAAGGTGGATATGCAATGGCTGCGTGGCCAGGGCCAAACGTGCTGGGACTGCCGGCACTCCATAGCGGGGCGCACGGGGCTGATGTGTCTGTTGCATGATGATGATGCGAGAGGGCACTGCAGCCGGTTCGAGTACGAGCCGGGCACTGACGAGGGCGACGCATGACCATCATCTGGTTCAATCTGCTGCTGTTCCATGCCGGCCACATCTACTGGCTAGGCGTCTTTGAGACCTATGAGCAATGCAGAGAAGTGCAACTAGAGCTCGAGAAAGAGCGGCCACAGGACAACATGGTCTGCAGGTGGATCAAGGTGGAGTCGACCTGACATGTTGGCAGTGCGGCGAGATTCATGCCGGGGCGCGTGTCGTCGACACGATCGATGGTCGACGCATGAGCAGCTATTGCGAGGCTTGGCTGCGGTACTGCTGGGCGATGCGCGTGCTGAAGGATTGCAACTGGGCGAAGACGAAGGTGCGCCGGTATCTGGAAGAACTCAGGTTGAAGCAGCGACCGGAGACGGTCGAGTGGTTGAGGGAAGAGCTGTTGCGACTGTGGCAGCACAAACAAACCAAAGGGAGGGCAAGACCGTGAGAGTGCATCTGATCAACAACTGGCTGGATGTTGGATTCCAATGGCGGCAGCGCAGGTTCTGGCTGAACCATGAGGTCACCGGACTGTGGCGCTCCGTCACCATCGCCGGGTTTACTGCGGTCTGGTGGTTCAAGTGAACTTCGAGCGGCTGCAGAACCTAGTTGAGAACTGGGCGCATGAGCGTGGCATCTTCAAACACTCTACGGCCACGATGCAGCTTCTCAAAGCGGTGTCGGAGATGGGCGAGTTGGCTGATGCCCACGCCAAGGATCGCAAGGGTGATCAGATTGATGCCGTGGGTGACGTGATGGTCTGTCTGATTTGCTATTGCTACTTGCGCAACGTCGACCCTGTTGAGTGCCTGATGTCGGCGTGGGAGCAAATCAAGGATCGTAAGGGCCGCATGATGCCTGGCGGTGTGTTCGTGAAGGACGCAGATGACTGAGAAGGACGTGGTCAAGCTGGCCGAGAAGGCCATCGGCGACTGGAAGTTTGGCAAGCAGTGGGTCGAGTCTTACAAAGCATTCCTGTACAGATTCGCCATCGCTGCGATTGAACATGAGAAGCGCCGCGTGGCGCGAGAGGAACGGAAATGCACAAAGTGAGTGAGATGGTGGTCGACGTGTTCGTGTTCTGCGGGATGCTCGGGTTTCTGGCCGGCATTGCCGCGCCTGTGATCGGGTTCCTGTGGGCCGTCGTGGAGTGGTTGCTGTGAACCGCGATGACATTATCCGCATGGCGTACGAGGCAGGTGGTGGCCGTGTTCTAAATGCAATGGTCTTCGACCGTGACGAATACCTTGAACGCTTTGCCGAACTTGTCGTCGCTGCGGAGCGTGAGGCTTGTGCGAAGGTGTGCGAGGCATACGACAGCGCGGACCCGCTTAACGTATCTGGCGAGTGCGCCGAGCGCATTAGATTGAGGGGTGAGCAATGAACCGCGATGACATTATTCGTATGGCGCGGGAGGCAGGGGCGTGGCCCTTGATTGACCACGATGGGATATCCGCGCTGGAACGCTTTGCTGAACTGGTCGCTGCTGCGGAGCGTGAGGAATGCGCGAAGGTGTGTGATGAACAAGGCAATGGACGCAAGGCGATGGAGCATTACGCTGCGCTGACCTACGCCGGAGCCACGCATGACTGCGCCGCCGCCATCCGAGCGAGGGGTGAGCAATGAACCGCCATGACATTATCCGTATGGCGCGGGGGGGCAAGATGAACAAGTGGATGGAGAAGGCAATCGCCAACGGCACGCCAGAGTTTCGGGCCTACGCCGAATACGTCACCGAGGCTATGCCTGACGTTACCCTGCCGGTGCTGCGAGAGATGTACAAGTACAACGCCAGCGTCCGCGAATACCAAGACACAATTTCTGCTATGCGAGCGCGGTTGAAGGTGAAGCAATGAGCAAGGTCATTCCGTTTTCCGGCATCACAAAACTAAACCTAGACCCCGACACGGTTCTTGAGAACAACAAAGGCTTGCTTGAGGGTGTGGTCATTATGGGCTGGGACAAAGACGGGGATGAAGTATTTGCATCTTCATACGCAGATGGTGGCACGGTGTTGTGGCTATTGAAGCGCATGGAACTGCGACTGCTGACTATTGTGGAGGGCGAGCAATGAATAGAGATGACATCATCCGCATGGCGCGGGAGGCGGCAGACGCAACAGGAACCTTGATTCCCACAGAATGGAACGACCCATTCCTTGAACGCTTCGCCAACCTTATCGCAGCAGCAGAACGCGAGGCGTGTGCGCGGGTGTGCGAGGAAGTGTCGAGAAACATTGACGGAAAAGAGGGCTGGTTTGCGGTTGATTGCGCCGACGCTACCCGAGTTAGAGGAAACGATGCAGACGCCACTGACAACTGAGCAAATCTTCAAGATCATCGAAGAGCAGGCGCGCCTTACTGGCTGGAAGGTTCCGCCCACGGTGCAGGTGGCGCGTGCCATCGAGCGAGCGCACGGCATCGGCGTTGAGGCCGAGCCGGCGCCGGAGCCCGACCTTGAGTGGTGCCCTATGTGCGGCGGACCGGCAGACAACGGGCATGACCGATGCTACCCGCCCAACGCCTACGCATGCAGCAAATGCCTGAGGGCATAGTCGAGGGCGCCTCTGCGCCAGGAAATGATGATCAGGGTCAGGCTTGACCGCGCCGATCTGATTTTTCTACAGCGCGCCAGGCAATTTTCTTGGACGCCCAGCGC